ATATTACCTTGCTCTAATTGTTTAATGATTGCTTCATTAACTTGTTCGTAAATGAAATCTTTTGTAGGTTGTTTCATATACTTAATCTCCTATTGAATAAGAATATTCAATGAAGCAACCTTCTGTTGTTTTTTCTTTAAATGTATATCCTGCTGGATTATGAATAGTATCTTTACAGGCCGATTCAATATCTTCAGGAGAAGCAACTTCTTTTGGAATGAAATAAACCATATTGTCATAATATGACGACTGTTCTAAATTGATGAACACTGTTTTTGGATTATGTGTTATCTCGAAGAGACTTAAATTTTTCATATCATGTCCTTTGCATCTAGTCCGATGCTTATCTTTAATTAACTTTATTATAAGGATTTCTATGGATTTAATCAACCAGTAGTTTTCTCAAGAGAAATCACTTATAGCTCTATAATCATAGATAATAACCATGCACATACAGCTTCTTTATCTTCGTGCTTTAGTTCAAAACTTGTCATAATACTCTTTAGATATCTACCTTGAATTCTTTTCGTATCTCTATCTGATGATCTAAATTTTAAATTAGCAAATTCTTCTTTCGTTAATCCTTCAAAAAACATCTTTGAAAACAACTGATTATATTTTGTATCTTTATTAAAAAATTCGTTAGGACATGCTTTGAGTGCTGCATAAAAATTCTGTTTATTACTAAATCCAAAGATTGCATCTACATCTGAAACTTCAATGAATGGAAATACTATATCTGCCATATAACCTTTCTTTATAATGATAGAACTTTTCCGCAAGTCCAAGCATTAAATGAATAACCTGCATCTTCATATAATCGCCAAGCTATTCTGATATTGATATGAGGATCAAGAAGAAACTGCTTTGCTTTATCTATATGATTAAATCCTTGCCAATGCTCATTGATCTGAAATAAACCTAAATCTAATGAGCCATCTTCATTCGTATGAATAACTTTTGGATCAAGACTTAAATTCTCATGGCAATCTTTATGCGTAAGCAATGTCATAGCATCTTCATAATGCTTACCAAAGACTTCTTTTATTTCTTCTTTTAATAACTTTTGCTCTGTTTTTGGCTCCAATATCGCTTGCTGTTCTAAAAGAACGATTTTAGGCGGTTCTACAGCTTCAACATCAATAATTTCTTGCTGCGTAGATACTGAAAATCGACCTAGAAAGAAAAAGCATGTTAACCAGATAGCTAACTTAACAAATTTTATATATTGTTTTTTCATATCATTTCATTGCAATAAAAAAGCATTGAGTGTTAACCCAATGCTTCAATCATTTCTTCTACTGATTTTGCTTCTCTATGATAGTTTGCATCTTCTAAAGCAAAAAATGATGCTTGTAAAACCTTTTTACCGTTCCATTCAAAATATTTACTAATAACAATGCCTAATGCTTCTTCATCAGTTGCTTCATATCCTTCTACATATGCAGTTTTCTTTACCTGCTCAAGTAATTTTCCAAGTTCAACTTGAATTTCTAAAACTGTCATAACATGTCCTTTCGCTACTTCTCCGTAGCATTTCTTTAATAAGTTAACTATAAGGATTTCTATGGATTTATGCAAGAGCCAATTTTCTCAAGACATTTTCCATATTGCAAAATCCATAGAAATCCATAGAATAATAAGTATGATAAAACAAATAACAGATATGACTACTGATGAAATAAAAGAAATCCTTCGAGTTATTCGTGCTGAATTCAGATATTATCCAAATGATATTACTCCTGATATTAAGAAAGCTTTTAAAGTTAAAGCAGCTCCTTATATAGAAGAAATAAACAAACGTCTTTATGCTCTATGGATAAAGAATGGAGCTGAAGCTGTGAGTAAACATCCAATCAAGCTAAGCTTTACTACATTAATACAACGAGGAATTTAATATGCCTGAAGAACTTACTCAAAAAGAAAAAGATGCAATTGTTAATGAAGCTATAACAGCGATTACTCAAATCTGCACAATCCATCAAATCAGTATCAACTCTCTTCCTAGACCTCTTGTTAATCTTCTTATAGATGTTTTTCAAGCAGGTGCTTCTATTGCTATTAATCTAATAAGAAATCAAGAAAATAAACTTGATAAATAACTATGAATCAATACTCAAGAGAAATTCATGATGATCTGCAAGCAATGTCTAAAAAATATGGCATTACGAGAATCTTATTCTTATTTGAAGAACGAGATAAAGATAATTCTGAAAAACTAATAAATAGAGTTATTCTTTTCGATCCTGCTTTAAAAGAACTTTCAATCTGTGTCTTTGCTCACTTGGTTGAACGTTGTTTATCTGCTTCTAAGACTCTTCAAGATATTATCCAACATGTAAATATGCACGCTATGAAAGAAATAATGAAAGATCAAGTGTTTAATGAATCCCTAAATACTCCTGATGATAAAAAAATACTTAACTAAAATCCTATGAACGATATACATGAAAACACTATCTGTCATAAAATTCATGAACTTCAAGATGCTTTAGAGAAAGTTATCAAAACAGGTGAACTTGATTTAAACATCTTTACTAAAAACCTTGAATATATCAGGAAGTCAGCTCAAAAAATGGAGAATGGCTTGAAGCTACGAAAAGAAGTTATGCAGCTTCATGATATTGAAGAAGAATATCAAGCAAAGAAAAAAGCAAAAGATATTCCCACTGGAATTAATACAGTTCAAAATGCACATAAGAAAACAAAAGAGAAGATTAAATTTCGTATCACTGTTGAAGAACAAGGAAAGATTGTTTATCAAAATGAATCTTTTGGAGCTGTTGTTTCTGTAGTTGAAAAAATCAAAGATATTGATAACTTTGGAGTTATTGATGGGCAAGCACAAACATTCTTTGCAGGGCATCCTTTAACAGTCTTCTTTGCTTTTGATCAACTTCATCAAGCTTATCAATCTAAAAATATAGAAATAACAGCAGCTATTAAAGAAGCTATTCTAAATAATAAATTTAGTGATCCTCGAGTTAAGAAACAAATTATTGATTTCATGAATAATAAATAGGAATCCTTTTATGAATGAAAAATATATTGAACTTGCTAAAAAATTAAAAGCTCTTGCAGATGGATCTAAAGCAGCAGGAGAAAAACATACAGCACAACTTCATCTAGATAAAGTGATGAAGAAATATAATATCTCTGCTAAAGAATTAGAAGAAGATAGATTACTCCGTATTGAATTCAAAGTACCTCGATCTAAAAAAACATTGTTTGGTGCTATTGCTGTTTCAGTAACAGGCATTAACCGATGGTGGGGACAACATAAGAAAAGATCAATCTTTTATGGTGAAGTATCTAAATCTGAAGAAGCTGAAATTAGAGCAAAGTTCAGTTTTTATTCTCAAGTCTATGATGATCAACTTGATCTTTTTCTGAAAGCATTCATTCATAAAAATGATATCTACCCTCCTGATCTAGATGCAACACATATTAGTGATCTTTCTAAAGAAGAACAAAAACAAGCAATGATCATTCATCAAATTGCTGAGGGTTTAAAAAGATCAATCTTTTATAAAACACTTTCTAATTCTAAATAGCTACTTCCATTCTTTTGCATCTGTTGGTATCGTTTTACTGTGAATAAAGAACAACTCCGTTCTGCTGCCGAAATCACATTAAATACTACTGCTCTTCTTCTCTTATTCCGTTTAATAACATCTTCTTTTTCCTATGAAGTTCGAGAACAAATTAGAAAACGTGCTGGATATAGAAGTGAACTCAGTGGAAGAGATGATGAGCCTTTAGAATGCGCTCATTGGAATCATGATAAAACAGAACAGACCTATGATGATCCTGATAATGGAAGGCTTCTTCTGCTCTCTGAGCATCTTCAAGATCACATAGATCGAGCAGGTGAAAATGGCCTATCAGAATCAGATAACAATTATGCTATTAGAACATTGGAAAGAAAGTTAAGAGATTTTTATGATGAACGTGCGTATAGAGAACGAAACAGAAAAAAAGAACAATTTACTCAATTGCCTTTATTATAAAACTCTTTCTTCACCAACGCTTTTAATATTGCTTGAGCATGAATTTCTATTTGCTTCCAATCAATATTCTTTGACACATAAGTAAAACATTTTGCATTGATTGTCATGCCAGTAATACTTACGTTCTCTGGAATCTGAATATTCAACTCATATGTATAATTTTTTAATTGAGGGGGATGTGGTGCATATTGAACGAGATCAAAAGCTATTTTCTCTTCTCTTAAATAAACAATCTTTTGATAACAACCATCTGCATATAACGCTAACGGATATTTATCATACCATTTCCAAGCTTTAGGAACTGCCATACTTCTCTCTTTCTAAGCTCTAGGTAAAAATCCTAGATCAAGATATAAAGCTATCCATAGACTAATAATTAATGCCAATAGTCCTAATAAAACTTTACACATGTTCGCCATCTTTCAGATAAGGCCTAAGTTGTGGCAACTGAATAAGGTCTTCAACCTTTAAAAATTCAATACCCCCTGGAGCGTAAATGATCGTCTTATGAACTAAGCTCTTTGGGGCATGTGTTCTTAAAGCAGTAAACAACTCTAAATCTTTCACGATAATAAAATCTGTTCCTTCATGAATGACTGGTCGAATATCAGCTTTAGGCATATTTATTTGCCTGCTCTCTTTCGTTGCATAAAAGCTTTATGAGAACGTTTATTAGCAGCTCTCCTTTTTGCAACTTCTTTACTCTGATGAAATTGTTTATTACGTTCAAACTCTAATCTTCCTTCTTTTTTTACTTTCTCAATTGCTTCTCGCTCTTTACGTTGAATATTAATGTAATTCGCTTTCTCTTCAATAGAAAGTTTTTCATATTCTACTTGACTAATTGTTTCGCCTGTATTGATGTTCATATCATCTCCTTTTATTTTATATCAATTTCTTCTAGTCTATCACCATCTTGCATTGTTTGTAAAAATCTTTCAACTGCTTTTATCCCTTTTTCGTTTTGTTTCCAATTCCCATATCTAATCAACTGCACTTCTTTTTTATCTCTACCTATTAAATCAAAAACATCAGAAACAAAAATAGCACCTCTACCATGTAAAGAATCATTTCTTAACCAAGTTGAAAATTCATGATAGCTTCCACAAAGAACTATTCTTGTCATTTGTACTCTTTCTTTTCTTCTATAAAATCTCTATATAAATCTTCACTATATAAAGTTCTTGGCATATATCCATTTTTATCTGCACTAGCTATACCAGCAGCATCTTGAAGCTTTCTTCCTTGCTCTCTTGTAACATATTTATTCTTAGATGTAATAAAACCTTGTGCTTCAGGTGATAAAGACGGCTTTAATCCCATTGCTCTAATAGAGCGTATGCAATCTGCATGTCTATGACCTCTCACAACATATCCTTGAGTCGTTTTCACAGCAGCGCAAATACAAATTTCTTTTTCAGTAGTAATCATATTCCTCTTATTATTTTGTTGCTTTTAATCTATCCATTTCTTCAATAAATGTTTTTGCTAACTCTTGCAAATCAAGTTCATAGCGTTCTCCATCTTTATGAAAAACATATGCACCAGAAGTTACATTTAAATTCATAGACAACACTTCTTTATTTTCATTTGAAACAGAACCAATACTCGTATGAAGAAACATAGTATTCTTTGGAAGCTTTTTAAAATGAGCTGCTACTAATATGCCCCCAACATCAACTTGCTTATTAAGCAGCTCTTCAGGAGGCGAAGCTGGATGATCTTCACCAAAATCATTCATTGAGTTATTTGACATAACATTTCCTTTCAAAAATTATCTATACTTTCAGTATAAAGAGCATTTAAATCTTTCTTAATTTCTTCCATACGTCTTTCCAAAAAATCTCTTCTGATTCTCAATACTATCTACCTTCTTTTTCCTTTGTTTTTTAAACCACTCATCTATATAAAACTCAAGAATAGGTGTTGTATCTAACATAGCTTCATAGGTAACAGTTATAACAACAATTTCCCAACTCATAGGTAATCCTTCAGAATATACATATGTATGCTCAAGAAGCATATTTAAATGATTCTTAATATGATTTATTTGTTTCCACTTTTTACCTTTATGAAACTCTTTCACAAATTGAGCATCAATACCTCCTTGCGACCAATAACCTGTTTCTGCATCTCTAAGCATGTAAACATCTTTTTGATGAAGTAATGAGCCTTTATGTGTAGACATATCATCTTTCATCATCATATTCATGAAAATTTCTATAAAACTTTTGCAATTTTTTATATTTCACTCTACTTTGTGGCATCACCGTTTTTAATATTGGGAATATATCTCCCTGCTTAAAAATAAATACAATATCTTTATACATAACTCGTTCTTTATTCTCTTTTGCTTGAGCTAAGGCTTCCATTGAAACTCTTACAAGCCATGAATATAAACCTTCAGTATCTTTTCTATCGTTATGCCAAATCTTTCTAATGCGTAAACTTGCTGTATCAATTGCATGATGACTAATTTCAACTTCTCCTCCAATAACTCCACCTCTTCTATCTAATTCAGCTTGTGCTATTTTCTTTTTCTCTAAAAATTCTTCATCTGATTCATCACAAGGTTGATTTAATATCCAGCGCAAATAACCAATAGGAACTCTAGTCCAACGCTCACCATTATGTTTTCCAAAATCAACAATGAGATTATGTGTATTGATTTCTGACATATCATTTTATTTTTTAATGAAATCTTGAAATGCTGTAGTTTTTTGCATCTGCCAAATGATCTGAAATGCTGTCAAATGAAAACGTAATTTAAATTCTTTTGGATGCTTTATAAAATCTTCAATCACTAACCTTGGAAACAACAAAAGAAGAATAATCTTGCGTAACCATATAGGAAGTAGTATCTTCTTTTGAATCGTTCTCATAAGATTCTACATTCCTTCAAGTAGATAAATAAAATTGCAAGTAAAATTCCAATAATAATACCTTGCATAAAATATAATGGATCAAGAACAATTCCATTAAAATAACACTTTATTGCATCTCTATATTCAGATACCTGCATTTCTACCTTTTTCATATTCAATGATCTTCTTCTGAGCATATATATATTATTGAGCTAAGTAACCTCTTAACGTCTTTACTTTATGGTGATTAGGACAATAAGGATGTCGCATTCTTTCTGTATCCCAATATTTCAACTTCTCACCACAAGTTGAACAATTCTCTTTATCTTCTGTTGAATTAACAATGTAGATAGCTGAAGCAATAAGAACTAACACACCAAATTCAGCAACCTTCATTAAAATTTGTATAATATCCATATATTTATTTCCCTTCTCTAATTTTCATAACTAGAGCTTGCACAGCTCCTTGCAGATCACTCTGCGTTAATGATGAATCATCATTCTTTACTTGTAATTCAATCAATTCTAAAATCTCATTCTCATATGCATTGTTTTGAATAATTTGTTGTGCAGTTATCATAATATTAATTCCCTTCTACGTTAACGCTATTCTGTTCTCTATTTTCATCAGCTTCAACTAACTGAAAGAACTTTCTTGTAACCGTTTTTGAAGCATATGCTGTGGCTAACGCTATATTTCCAGAGTTCACATGCTCAACATAATTACGCATCTGATCATCTGAGCAAATACGCAAGAACATTTGTTCAATCTGTCCGTTTGGAATAAGTGGTTTTTCGTTATTCATATCATGTCCTTGTTACTTTTTTCTCAAGCAACGTCTTTATTATAAGGTTTTCTATGGATTTATGCAACCATTAATTATGATTAATCTTTTTCACACCTTTTTCCCTAGCATCTAGAATTGAAATCTTCTCTCCCTTATAGGTAAACTTCCATAAAATAACATATCCACCGATTTCACCGCTTTTAACATCTCTAGCAAGCATCATAACTTGCCCTTGTTCCCCTGAAGCTAACTCTATGATGTCTCCTTTAGATAAATGTAATACGGATGCATTGATCATTTTATCTAAAAAGAACCGAAATTGAGCCTCTAGAAAGCTTCTATACTGTAAAATTCTACGTTTACCTAATGCTATGTGCAGTTTCAACAACTGTATGCTCATTTCCATCCTCATCGGTAAGCGTTCTAATTTCGTTAAAAACTTTATGTTGATGACCATAATCCCAGGTGTTATAGATAACATTTTCTAATTCAACTCGTAACGGAAGTGCTAAAGAAACATCTATCATCCGTTGACAAAGGGGGCATCTATAATCATCCTTTCTCTTTTCAATGTTAATTACTGGCTTCTGTTCTTCCATATTGTACCTTTTTAGCTTGAAGCAATTCTTTAATAAGAAATGTCACAAAAGATCGTTGTGCATCTCTTTGACCTTTTGAATGAAAATATTCTTCAAGTAATGTATTTTGCAGCTCTTCTTGATTATCTGTAAAGTGCTTCCTAGCAAGATAGATAGTCTTATCCTTTGGCTCATAACATGCAATCACATCATCAATAAAGAAATGAGCAACCTTAACAGGCATATCAAATGGATAACCAATTTCCTGAAGAGTTTTAATAGCAAGAACAATAGCCTTTGATTCAATGTCAGTCATAACAACTTCTTCATATGACTTCTTCTCTTTATCGTCATAACCAACAACTTCAATATCCTTAAACTGACGAGAAATAAGATATGCTAACCGATTAGGAAGAATCAACGAATTAGATTTTCCTTCAAAGTCTCCTGAATCAATTGCAAGATTCTCTGGGTAAATTCGTCTTCCTTTTAAAATCCTATACCACGTTGTTGATAAAGGATCATTGCAGTAATCCCATCGAGCTTCAGCTTCGTATGTTCCCTGCCAATGTTCAATATAATTTCTGATAAATGTTTCATTCGTTGTTACTGCAAAGAAAGATGCAATACGCTCTTGAATCTCATGCTCATACATTGCAACTCTGGATTCAGTAATTTGAATCTGATCAAAGTTATATCTATAAAGAGACTCTAATTTATTCTCTGGATAAATACGAATACCTTTTCTATATAAGATCAACTCATGTTCTTTAGCTTCAAGAATACCAACAGCTCCATAAAATGTTTGTTGAATCTCAAGCATCTTTTTATTAATCAATAAGTATCTATCAACCTGAGAAAAGAACTTACTGAGTTCTTCTGTTTGTTCAATAAAGATTGTTGTTTTTCCTGCTTCAGGATCAAATGTATCTGTAACTGTAATCTTCTCGCCACCTTCATCAATTGCATTACAATAGAATTCTCGAATAATAAACCAATCTTCCCATGTCGGACCCATATCAGTTGTTAAAGACGTTTGTTGACCGTCAACAGTAATAACGTTATAAGTACTCCCTCTAAAAGGTAATTCTTTCACCGCAAATTTAATTTCTGTTTTTCCTGTGAACACTTTAAAATCAATCTTCTTTCTTAAAAGAAGAGCTAACGCATATTTATTACCTGAACCAAAAAAACCAATCTTTGTTTGATCTTCTCTTTTAGAAGAAGCTCCTAAAAGATGAAAAGCTAGAGGATCAGCTTCACCATTATTTTCAATACGAATATAAATCTTTTGCATAACATGTCCTTTGTTTTTTATCTATAATGTATATAAACATTTTGGGACTGATCTCGAAAAACCTTGTGATTAAAACCAGATCATCTCCAAAATGTTCATTTATTTTTATTTAACTTTCAACCTCGATTACTTCTTCCACTCCTGAAAGATAGCATTTAGATGCAACCTCAGCAGATCGCTTATCAAATGAACCCAAGACTGTCAGTAATGTTTGAGGGATTGCTTCTTCGTAAAGTGATTCACCAAATAAGGTAACTCTATGCTCTGCAACTGCTCTGATCGCTTCAATTAGTGCAGCTTCTAGTTCGTAGAGCTTTGGTGCGGCTGCTCGTGAAATAAATTCAGGATGTGCTTTGTATTTCTTCATAGTATGTCCTTACTACTTTTTAATAAGTGCAAAGATTAATATAAGGATTTCTATGGATTTATGCAATAGCCAAAATGACAGGAAATTATTTATTCTTCAGGATGAACAAAATCTGCAACAGACCCCATAGGAGGCGGGGAAGGTAATGCAGGTTCAGTAGGTGTTTGATCTTCAGATTTTACTTTAGTAGTTGATTCAATACCAAGAATACTTCTCTTTGTTACTTCATATGTTCCGCTTGCAGCTAAAGCAGTAACTAATGCAAGAACGATATCAAGACTAAAGACAAAATAAGAAAGCAACATTCCAACAGTAAAAGAGAACAGCGGATAAAAACGCTTATATTGTTCTTCAACATCTATATTTTTAAAGAGCTGAACAACTCCGATAGTAACTGAAACAACAATAGCTACAGGAGCTAATTGATTGAGTGTAGAAAGAGTTTCTGGATTCATATCTTTACTGTAATAAATCTAAAGAAAGATGTCAAGCGATTTAATATGGATTTCTTTTCTAATCTTATATCTTCTTTGGAAAACGTTCTTTGGATACCTTGAAGAATCTTATTTGGCATTGTTTTATTCATTGCTTGCACTTTATCTTGAACAGTGTCTTTTACTTCTTCAACTTTAAGTTCAACAGTTTGCTTTACATCATCTGAAAGTTCTTCTTGTTTCCGATTAGAAGAATGAATCATACCTTTAAAATCTCTTAATGCTCCTTCAATATTCACTAGAATATCTCTATCAGCGTAAATTTCGTCTAATGTATTTTGTATTGAAGTATATTGCTTGGATATCTCAACTTGAGCTTTTTCGATCTTATCCAACCGAAGGTCTAATCCTTCTAAGGTAATCGGTTCATCTGTCATATGAAAGTTATATGTTTGCAGTCAATTCTCGGATTTTGATGACTTTAATAACATCGTCATCTCCTCCATTGACAATCGCTTTAGTCTGTTTAGCGATCTGCTCGTAGCTCAGGGGAGGCGGTGTTGGAGCTTGAGGCTTTTGATATCCATATTTTTTGAATTGATCGAGTGTACCATAAAAAACATTTGCATCTACATTTCCTGAAGTGCCATCAACTTTCAATTGAGAAGTGTATTGTCTCATTGCAACGATATTCCAAGGTGTCTGAGGAACTGGCGCATCAGGTTTATGATCATATCGAGCAAGCCATAATCCATAACCAGCATCAACAATAGGCTTCCAATTAAAAGATTTAGTTTGTGAAAGATTCAAATAGATCAAAGGCTTATAACCATTTAACTTCTGCTCAATAGTTGCTAAAAAGTCTTTACAATACTGTACAACGTTTCCTGAATAATGCTCTTCAAAGTCTAAAACAAGAAGTTCTCCATGCTGTAGATCACCTACTGTTTTCAAAAACCATTCTGCTTCTGCCTTAGCAATATTACCACTGACACCAGGATATGAATAATGATAAAAACCAAGAGGTATACCCAATCGTCTACATTCAGAGCGATTTCTATCAAGTTGTGCATCTTTATATCCCACTCCATATGAAGCTCTTAAAATAATAAAGTTTGCTTTACCACTTGCTTTAACTCTACTAAAATCAGGTTTCCCTTGCCACTTCGATATGTCGAGTCCATGAGTTGTTGCCATAGTTCTTCTAATATCCAACAGTTTCTTATAGTTGTCAATCCTTAAATAATTTGAACTCCTGAACCACAATAGCTCTTCCCACCAACTGATATACTTGGTGCTGGATTAGAACCACCACCAAGTGATGAACAAGATTCAAAACGTACTCTACCAAGCCCACCATTACCACCCCCTGAGTAACGAGCTGGACTAGTAGGAGCAGCAGCACCACCAACACCACCCAAACATTGTATAGTCCCGCTTAATTGTCCACGCATAACTTTGATTATGATTGATCCACCTGAACCTGCTCCAGCACCTCCGGCAGACCCATCTATACCGATCCCTCCGTTATCACCATTTGAAGCCAAAAGTCCTAAGTTAATAAACTCATGACCAAATAAGAAAATAATACCACCACCTGATCCAGCATTATTTCCAGGCGTTAGAGAAGAATCGTTTCCACCTGATCCTCCACCTGATCCCGGAAATATTGTGGTAAGTGCATCAGTACCATAAACACCACCACCTGATCCCCCCGGATAAGTAGGCGCACTGCTTCCCTTAGCTTGTCCATTCGTACCTGCTGATGAATGTCCAGCACCAGCACCACCTGATGCACCATCTTCACCACGAGAACCACGCCCAGCTCCACCAGCGCCATTAACAGCAGCTGCACCAGCTATAGGTGACACTATTCCACCTGTGTCTGCTCCTGCATCACCACCACCTGTAGAATTTTTATTATTGTTATAAGATTCACCACTAAAACCAGTTCTAGGATGCCCTGATATCAAACGAGCAACACCATCACCACCACGATATCCCTTAGCATTAACATGAATATTACCTGAAGCTGAATTAACTAATCTACCTGACCAGAAAATAGGTAATATACCACCCACGCTGTCATTCCAAGCATTACAAGTAAAAGCACCTGTAATTGTTGCACCTAGATATTCTTTAATTTCAATAGCTTGCGCTCTGTTATCTCCTGAACTTGAATACGTATTAACTAAGGGTGAAGCAAGTGTTAATGTACCACCGTTATCGGTTAATACTTGTACAATCTCCCAGTTACCTACTCCTGAACCTCTGAATTGTGTAACTAAAATTAAATCTCCTCCAGTAAATACACCATCACAAGTTAATGTGTTAGATCCAGCACTCCCTGAACATTGAACGTTTACACCTGAATATGTACCACTAGAAGGTATTACTCCATCTATGCCCCTTGAAAATCCCAAAAATTGACTCATATTTACTTTGTCTTCAACTGCACAGTTAAATCAGCGCCAGCAGTTGTACTTCCTACTTGATCTACATCAAGTGTTAGAATACTTCCATCTGCAAGAGTGATTACATCAAAATTAGTTTGTGTCCCTGACTGTGATCCCGCATTTATACGTAATTTATTAGCAGGAGTTGAAGCCCATAATGAGGCACCATTTTTATTAATATCAAGAATAAGATGTGCACCTACTGGAGCTGTCTTCACATATGCATATGCCTTAGTAATTTCTCCTACTTCAGTAGCAATTAAGGCATTTGTTAATGAAGACCCTACAACTAATGTTCCTGTAATTGGGAAAGTAAAAATAGGTGTCTTAGCTCTTAACTGATGCTCAGTGCCAGCATCATCAATAAAATATAAACAAGAAACACCTGTATTATCTTTAGCATATAAATGAAGCGTATTTGAAGGTGGTGCAGAAGGTGCTGCACGTTCTGTCATTTGAATACCTTGATACATTGCATCCACTGCACGATCATTTGCAGTCATATTATCAAGCTTAGCTTCCGTAATGACATCACCAGCAGTCCAGACGGTATCAGTATAAAGTACTTCGGGCATATTTTTATGTTACCACTTCCAGCTTAAACTTTCTCGCAATGAACTTAGAATGTTTACTTCCTAATTCTCTTCCTTTTGAATTCCGTTCTTCAAGTTCATCTACCCTCTTTTCATTTAAAGTCATATTAGCCCTAAAATCACGAGTATCATTACCACAGCAACATTCAAAACAAAGCTCTTGAGTAATAGGTGATACATGCGGAGTCAAACAACCGTGCCACTGCTGACCATCACTCCATTGTACATAATGAAAATCACACCAATCTTGTAACGTTGCATCAGTAGCCCAACAATACCCCATAACCTCATTACATTTTTTGCAACGTACCTCATAATAATTCATGTTTGATTTATCTCTAGGACATTCTATATAAGGTCTTTGTGAAATTAATGCTCGTTGCTCTTTTTCATTCGACATCGCTAATTTATTTTTCCATTGTTTAGCAATTTCCTGACAAGGACAATCAGCACGATCAACTGGATAAATACCAAAAACCTTAACAATCTTTTCAGAAGATGTCTTAGCCATGAACTCAGTTTCTTTAGAGGAATAGATTACTCGTTTCATATCATTGCCTTATACCTTCTTTTGTTATTAATCTAATAATTAATCTAGTCGAGGTAGAAGCACTTGCAACATCAACTGTATTAGCAGCACCACTTACATCTGGATTAGCGTATAACTCAATTGTATCGCCAACTTGTAAAAATAATTCATCTAAACAACTTATACTCATAGCTATAGTACTTGAAGATTGCAAACCACTAGCGGAAACCAAAACACCATTTTTATAAATACCTATTATATTTTCTCTACCAGAAATTAAATTAAAAAGATAAACAAACCCATGAATCTTATATAATCCTGTTACAGGAGCAGTAAATATATGATTAATAATATCGAAATTATTCCCTGTGTCATAATCTGCTACATTTAGATTAATTTTATTCCAAGAACTACTTGTTAGATTAGTTTGATTAGCACTTAAATAAACTCTAAGCATAACTGTTTCCACTTGCTTAGAAATTGCTGTCCGTACTGATTGTGTTGTTGGTTCACTCATAATAACTCTGCTACCGTTACTTCTCGTAAAGTAATAATTTGCGTAAAGCTTCCCGGTTCAAATATACCTTGAATCCCAATTAAACGATAGTTCTTATACGTATTTAAATCCATATCTTTAACACTAATCTGATCTCTTAATTGAAGATGTGGTACACCACGTATACGTAACCTAAGAACACTCAAGGGATCTTTATAGCGTTTAACAATTACTTCAGCTAATTGAGAAGCAAATTCTGTACTTTGAATAAAATCATTTGATACACTCTTTTGATTTTCGTTATATGTCCCAACTGAATCATTATCTATATAAACCTCTGAGATTTCATAATCTATTGTGGCGGGAGTTCCACGGAGTTTCAGATACCACATATGAGCAACAGCCGTAGGATGATTATTTGTAATTGTAATCTCTGCTGTATTTGTAAATGCCTCCACAGATACATCAACATCATTAGTAATATCTGAACCAGTTCCACCTGCACCTGTTAATGCTTGATAGTCAAGAAATGCTTCAGGAGCAGATATAGAAGCAACAGGATCTTGAAACTTAGCTGTAATTTTTAATGTAAAACCAGGAACTAAACCTTCTTCTGTTCCATCACGCCAAATTTCAACTTCTCCTTTTAGAGAACGAGGCTTACCTGAAACAATCATATGATTAATAATCTTTGAAGAATCCTGTACTTGCCACTCAAGAACATCATCTGGTTCAAGTGTCCACTGCGTTACTGTATAAGGTGCAACTTTATTCTTATTTCTATTTTCAAACCTATATCTACCCAATTCATCTTGATAGAAAATACCACCCTCTGCTTCAACTAACTTCTTAATAGATTCACCTGCAAAATCACCAACTCCAAACCCCGCATAAGCTACAGTATTCAAGCCCTTATCAAGAACATAATTAGATGACCCTATTCCAGCTCTAGCAAGAATATCAGCAATCACTTCATCTGTTCTTTTATGAATATATGTAGATGTCTCCTGAGGTAATCCATCAAGAAAAGTAACAAAATCATTAGCTTGCACTGTAACAGTTCTATTTAACTTATCTTCTTTAGGCTGAAGTGATAAAGCTTCAATAATAGGAACAGTGATTTCTGATCCATCAATATCAAAGCCTAAAAATACCTTAACAGGACGGTTAGGCTTCAAAGCTGTTCCAATTGTTGAATTATAATCAGGAGTAAACCGTAAATCAGTATTATCAAGAACTATATTTGCCATAGCGATTGCAGCACCACCAAGCGGTTCAATAAGATGACGCTCATACTCTATTCTTAGTACACGAGCTGTTTCATCAAAATATGAATACAGATCAGCATTATTTAAAACATTATCACCGACACCTTGAACGATATCTGACCCACCTACCAAAGAAGATCCAACAATAGCGAACGCTTGAACAACTTGCTCACGAGTCCAGGCAATCAATAAACGTGCTTTTAATGGTCGCACGGTAGCGGTAGCCATTGCAGCAAATGGTGTCCAAATTGACTCGCTAGACTGCCCAGGACCTAACATATTTAAAGCACTTCCATCAGTATTATTTTTAAATGCTCTCTATACTCTACACCAGTTTTAGGATAGCTTCGTGAACTCATATCCATAAGAACTTCTGTTTCAGGAATTGTCAAATTATTCTCATTAATACTAAAAATTAATGGTGTATTTAATTCATACTGAGAAAGAATAGCGTTAACCTGAGCTATAGAAAGATACTGGTACTCTAAAGTAAACTGTTCTTTTCTATTTTGAGTCCTCTTAGTCGTTCTACCAAACAACAATAAATGCTCTACAGAAGTTTCAATAAAAGTTCTTGTTAATTTTTTTGGCTTAGGTAGAGTAATTGCACCTAGAGTATAAGACATAATTCCATCATACATCGAACCAAGTTATTAATAAAATATAAGCCCTTAACCACCCATATAATCTTGAACAGTCTTATGTTCACTATTGGCTAATTGCAATAATGAAGCATAAAGATCACGAGCTATATTGCGTTTTTCTGATTCAGTTCCTGCATATAATCCAAGATAAACATTAAATGTAGCTCCGCTACCATTTGAATTTGCTCCCTTTGATTGACCAGGAGTGCTTACAGTTTCACCGCCATGAGCAAGAATAGGCACGGGCATTCCAATTGGTCCGGGAACAACACCACCAGCTTGTTTAAACCCGAGTAACTGAGTACCTATCTTAGCCCATGTTCCACCTAATAACCCAGCAATATCAGACGGCCCAACACCAATCTTATTAGCTGCCTCACTAATCTTTCTTGATACACTACTAAAGAAATTTTCAATAAGTCTTTTACCTGCTTCTAGAGCACCTTCACCAACTCCCTGAGCATATTTTTCACCACCCTCTTTACCACCAGCTTCTAACGCTGCTTTGGATTTATCTATTTCAGGAATTAATCCTGCATTAACAGCTCCACCAAATGTAGATCCCTGAGCAGCACCCTGTTCAGCTAACTCCTTCATTCTACGTTCATGTTGAGCTAAAGCCTCAGCATTCTCACGTTCATGTTGTTTCTTTAATCTAGTAATATCGTCTTCAACTGCTTTATCTTTAACAGCAGCAAAATCAGCCTGATGCTTTTCCATGATTGCATTTTCAGCATCAATCTGAGACTGAAAGTTGGCAGTACGTTTTGCGTGTTCTTCTTCTAAACGCTTAGTTTCTTTTTCATCTCTTGCAACACTCTTAGCTACTGATTCTTCATACGCTAGTTCCTCTTTTGTTAACTGCTCAGTTAAATCCGCTAATTTTTTCTCATTCTTAGCTCTAACTTTTTCAAGTTCTTTAGCTTCATCCTCTTCAGCTTTAACTCTTTGACGTTCATATTCAGCATTCTCTTCTTCAAGGGAAGCTTGTAAATCCATAAGCTTCCAATTATTTGTCTGATCTCCAAATACACGTTCTTTATCCATCTGTCGCTGTAAGTTAGCAACTTTAGATTCATGCGATACCTCCATGTCTGCCATTTTTTCAGCAAAGTTATCAGCTCGTTCACTTATCTTTTCATTAAAATCCTCAGTTTCTTCCGCCATCTGTTCTTTAATCGAATCAACCTTATCCTGATGATCCGCCTTCATTTCCTCCATGCTCTCTTTAAACTCTTCAGTTCTATCGCGCATTTTTGTACTAAAATCATTATTCTCTTCAGCTAAATCTTTCATTAGAGAATTCTTTTTATCAATATGTGAACGTACTAAATCATCTAACTGTTCTGATTGAGCTGCTTTTCTTTTTTCTAATTCACGCTGATACGCTTCAGTTTCTTTCTCCATTTCTTTAATCATTTTAGAAGTAGCTTCAGACATCTTATCCACACCACCTTGTGCAGCACGAGAAACATTATCTAACCAAGTTCTAGCAGCACCATTTGAAGCTTCGGACATCTTTGTCTTGGCATTTTCAATGGAAATAGCAATACCACCTATAGCTGCTTTAGCACTATTTGCAGCACCTTCCCAATCTCCCGTTAATGCCTTAGCAATAGCTATACCAGCACCACCTATTGCTTGCATTAGAACAGAAATGGTTGTAGCAAGAATAATTGTTGCCTTTTGCAATGTAGCCATATGCGCTTGCAAAAAATTAATAGCACCAGTTAAAACATTTCCAAATAAAGTAGCTAATATCTGTACACCTGGTGCAAGTATTTGTCCTATTGTTCTAGATAAATCCTGTTTTGCTTTATCTAATGTAGAAAGTTTCCCAGATAGTAATTCCGCCATTGCTGCAGAATCACCTTCTACAATTTTCCCTAATTGTAAAGTTCCTATTAACTTTGCTTGCGCTCTTTCTGATTCTGTTAATTGTGAAACTTTTTTTCCAAGTACAGATGCACCACGTTCAAGAATCTGATTATAGTTTTCACTCTGACCAGATAAGTTACCAATAGCTGAGGATTCAGTTAAGAAAGACTCTGAAAGATTTCCGACTGCTTGATCCATAGTAAGTGTTTGAGAACGTCCAAAAGCTGCTTGATCTTTATAAGCTTCCATAGCGGAAACAGCTTCATCTAAACCTAATCCAGCAGTCATTAATGTCTGCAAACCCTGTGCAGCAGTTGTTACTGTAATTAACCCATCATCGGATAACCGTTGAGCAGCTTGTGTAGCAATATCAGCATCTTCACCAAACCTAACAGATATACGTTGTAAACCAATCATTGCTCGTTCAAACTCAACGGCACTGTTAACAGCACCTCCCATTGCTTCAGAAATTCTACTAATAGCTACAGCGGCAACTGTTACGGCAGCACCCATTGCAGCAGCACCTAAAGCCAACTTACCTAAAGTACCTGTTAAACCAGCCCCAGCACTGCTAAGACCAGAAACATTTGTTTTAGCCTGTTTACCTAAAGTAGCTTCGATATTATTACCAATATTCTTAAGAACGTTTGAAGCTTGGTCAATAGCGGATACTAGAATTTTTACATTTGTTTCAGCCATAAACTAATAATACCACTATAGACATATACATGGGGTATATCAAAGCCTATTATCACGTTCTAATTGATTTTCTTGAAAACGGGCTGTTTCAGCAAGTATATTATGTTCCTTAGCCATAATTGCTGTATTTAAATTAAATATATCTTGAGGCTCATTCTGTAATTCTTCCTCAGTCATATGGAATCGTTCTCTATATCTAAAGTGTAGTAATTCTTCTGGGGCTTCTTCCTGACCTCTCAGTGCCAACTCAATATGAAGCATCTTATCTTCAAATTCTTCTACTGAGTGGCATCCCCAATCAAAAAAAGTATGATTTTCTCCAAAACTAGCGACGGCAATAAATCAAAATCTTCTTTAGTAATTGGAACAACTGCTTTAGTATTAGAATCAAAGCCCACACCTTCAATAAAATGATCTCGTAAAAACTGTAAAATAATTTCTTGTTGTTGCTTAGCACTCTTTGAAGTAATTTTTAATCTAGTAAAGTCATTATTCTCACGTATAGATGTCGATTCAAAAAGAATAAAACAATCTTTCCAATCTTTACCTAAATAATCAAGTTTAAATGTTTTATTAACTACAAATTTCGGTTTAGTATCCGCCATATAATTTATATCCTTTCATTAAGAATTATTACATTTACTTAGAAAGAATACAAGCCAAGTTTAATAACTTGTTACATCATTAATAAGTACACAACTTGAGATAATATCTAAATCGTTCTCAACATCTTTAGAAGCTTTAAATGATAACTTCTGAATAGTAATCTTATCAAGATCATAATTAGGTGCCCAAGAATGGAAGTCTACTTTAGGCATAATAAAACGTAGTAAGGGACTAGTTGAAGCACCAATTACTTGATCTGTATTCACAAGTTCAATCTGCATAGCCTTATATGTTCCATTGAGCATATACTGCTTAAATACTTCAGAATCATAATTAAGTTCAAGCTCTCCCTCAACAGCGAATTGGTTATTTAAAATATCTTCAGGTTCAGCAGACCCTAAAGTATCGTCAATTGCCACGTTCTTCATTACGTTAAAGTTAATAGTTTTCATTGAAAGATTAGATGCTGCAGATAAACCTGCTACGTCATCAGCAACTTTAATATTTATATGTTTCTTAGTCCATTTATTCTCTGCAACAACAGATGGAGCTGTTAATCCAGTATCTCTTGCACATTTAGACATAAAGCCTAGAGTTGCTGTAACAACCTTATCTAGTTGCCCTGTTAGCTTAAATGAATCAAGCATTACTAACTTATAAAGTTCTGTAGTATTAGCATCTTCAACAACAAAGGAAAGGGACTGATGCTGATTACTTTGTACAATAGAGAATGTATGTGTATATGCAGAATCTACTGGACCAGAAACTGAACTTGATCCAAGTAAGGAAAGTAATAATAACCCAAGAGATTTAGAACGTAGCTCAATATCCATGTCACCTTGACCATACTTAGTAGTAACAAATGCTTCTTCTGAATCAGCAAGATCACCTAAGGCAGCGTTAGAACGAGCTTGAACAATTTTGTCATCAAATGAAAGTTTAACAAAAGGAATCGTATAAGTAGGAGATGCACCAGCTCCTCTAGTCGCTTCTTTCCCCACTCCAACTTTAACCAAACGTGCGATATATTTACTCATACCTTGGATTATGGACTGCGATTTTTTCCGTGTCAATAGATATTACGTCACATCTATTGAAAGTCTAACACGAACAATTATCTCAGCCATTAATAATTCCTCTTCTGGTAAATCTCCCCATCTTGACGGAATAGCAAATAAGTTGATAAAAGTGTATCTACTTGGTAAACCAATTGCTACTGTTCGATTAACTCCATCTCTCATGCCCTCAAGATCAAATTCATCAATGATCTTATCAACAACTTCTTCTAGCTTTTCAAATGCATCTTCCACCCCACCAGATTTCGTTTCATAGAAGGCACGAACAGTAAAAGCGTAAACACGTTCATTTTCAGCGGTTGTTTCATATTCATTACTATTATCAGATGGGATAACATGTACAGCTGGATAGCCTTCAAATTTAATTTTTGGTGTAGAAGAAACCTCTTGTATCTCAGGGATACCTTCAAGAAGAGTTGCAATTTGTGGTCTGATTACTTGCCATGACATACTAGTATTGCCTAAATCCTGCGTTCTTAAATGCTTGTGTGAACTCTCTATCTAATCTTACATTAATATCCTTCATCTCTGCAACCTGAGCAAACATAGCACCGTATTTCATAAATGGTCTACCACGCATATATTTAGTTCCTTCATGTACAAAAAAAGCATAATTAGTTCTTGTAGAAACAACAGCAGATAATCCTAATGTACCAGGTGATGTATGGATGGACGCACGTAACCTACCTGAGTCAACAGGTGTTAATTGTTTTGCATAACGCTCTACAGAGAAGGCTAATCGCTTAACTTGTTGTTGTAAAAACTTATGAACTGTTCCAGCAGCAAAAGCTCTAGCTAGTAAAGCTGTATCTGGTTTAATAGAAACTGATAACATCTCAGGCATTGAATTCTGTTAATACACATTCAAGATGAGTATTAATCCCATAATCTTTTTTAGTTATTTCTTTAACAGTATATTTCTTTCCATATCTATCAACAATGTTATCTCCAAGCTGTATATTTACATCAATATCTAAATAAGCAATAAAAGTTCTTTCTGAAAGAATACCAAGAAGTTGTGCTTTCTCTTTATCCATATTTTGAATCATTCCATCAACAGTTGCGGTAGCTGCTAAGATCTTACGATTACCAGAAACAGTTTTATATCGTCTAATAATGATATCTTGTGTAAAAAGATGTGTAATTGTTTTCATACTGTTTGAAGTGGTGTTAATACTCCTCCAACATCAAGATCAGCATATGTATCTAATATATCTTGAGCCTGAGGATTCATAATACGCATACCACCACCAGATCCATTTTGAACGTTATACGTAATCGAGTAATCTCCAATTCGTTCTTGCTTGATACTCTGATTAACACCTACTGAATTGATCATATCTTGAAGCATTAGCCACGCCGCTAATTCAACATCACCTGCATCAGTATCACCTAAGAAAGTTGATGAATTATCAAAATCATACCCTGCAGTATAAATAACACGATATAGATTACGTCCTCTAAAAAATAAGATTCCAGCCATATTCTGAATTATCCCTGCATCAGCATCAATAGAATAATACTCTTGATCAATAGTTTCCCACTGACTCTCATTCATCTGTGAATTTCTACGTTGTAACGTAAAGTTTGCAGTTAAATCAACAGGATAATGATTAAGCTGTAAAGACTGTCCACGCTCTAAAGAATATTCTTCACTGAATTCTTGTTTCTTAAAAGTCTTACCTGTATAACGTTCAATCGTATTTGAAATAGCATTAATTTTTATTTCCATTGCTCGCTCTGAAGCTGAACCAGAAACAGGAGCATCAATTCCAAGAAAATCACTTAATCTAGCAACAGTTGTTAGTGCATTCGCATTTAAAGCCATGATGCCATTATGCCACTGCTGAAAATTGTTTACAAGTTACTTAGTTCTGAACCTATTTGAAGCTTGTGAACGTATCTGTCTATCAGAATAACCCTGTTTTCGCTGTCTAGGAGGCTCAGGCACAACTAATTCAGCTTGCTTACTATCAATAAGTTTATGTGCTTGATTACGCTCTACTTCTAGAATCTCTCCAGTTTCGATCATACGAACTTTAATCATGCTTATATGGTAATCATTTAGTTAATCCTTGTCAAACGAAAGGGCTACCCGAAAGTAGCCCTTAAGCTAAGGAGGCCTATCTTCACTGCAATACCAGCTCGTAATATTTTCTTACGATCAAGATACTTATACCTGTATCAAACAACCATAGTAATTATAGCAGTAAAAAGCCCTCCTGATTAAAGAAGGGCTTTCTAAATTCTTAGGTTAAATTATCCCTTGTGCTTGAGTTAGAAAGTAGCACAAAACTTCCAAATACCTTCTACACTAAATGTTCGTAAGCTTAGCAAACGGAACAGTAATAACTGCAGCACCATCAACACGTTCTACAGCTTTGATTTCCATTGCATTTCTGCGCCAGGCATCTCCACCTTCAGTGGTAGTACTCACAGTCATTTGCTGTCGGTCACCAATAATGTACATTGCCCAATCTCCAAAGTAGAGTTCCTTCTGATTAAGGTTGTTCTGCTCTGCGAATGGATAACCATAGAGTGTATCGGGCAAACGTTCAGTTTGTCCAGACATACGTCCCTGATTACCATCTCTCCAGATATAGTCTCCGTCATTATCCTTGACCTTACGAAGTGTACGCTTTACTCGGCGGTGTCCAATAAAGGCTACCTTTGGAGACATAGTAACTCGACTCGGCACGAGGTCGATCAAATCAATAATGTCATCAAAGTCCACATTACCAGTCACACCCTGAGATGCGATTGATTCTGCAGCAATTCCTTTAGGCTGACCAGTTCCACTACCAGTGAAGAATGCTTTATCTTCTGCCAATCCGATTGCTTCCGCAAACAGACTCACAATGAACTCAACGAGGCCAATGTTGGCATCAGCAAGCAATTGATCCGTAACCGGCAATAGACACACGAGATCATTAGGGTTAAGGGTAACCTGCCCGAACTCGGCACTAGTTGTCGATTTAGATTGATATTCTCCAGTCCAGTAGGCTTCTGGTCTTGCTCCCAAGCTATTTAGTTTCAAGGTATCAGTACTCATAGGTAGAATACGTGCATACTTACGCATCACGGTCATATCAGGAAGTACTCGGAACACTTCTGTTCTAAGTTCTTCAGGTACGAGATATCCACCATCTTCACTACTACCTTCCACTAACGCTTTCAAGACATTCTGAGATGCTTCATCATGGCGTGAGAAAACCAATGCTCTGAAGAAAACGGCAATCTTTTCATCCTTACTCAAACTTTTTACATCTGAAGGATATTCGATTTCCTTCAAGCCAGCCCAAGAAGTTAAAATTTTAGTTTTAATTGTCTCGTTCAAGTTTGATTTATCAGGGGCATTTAATCCTTGCTTAGTTGCTACGATATCTGCAAGTTTACCTGCAATACCATCAATAAGCTTAGCCATAACTACTGAATCTTCAGCCGTTGCAGCAGGAGCTACGGGTTCTGCTGATTCAGCATCATCCGCCTTAAGTCCATGCTTTTCTAGTAAAGCTTTCATTTCAGCTTCAAATTGTTTAGTCATATAACTTTTATTACTCCTTTCTTTATAGATTCGCTTTTTCAAGTGCTTTAAGTAGAACCTCTAGGGCTTGTTTAGCTTGCTCTGGTGATGCTTCATTCACATCAGCATTGCGTGCTGCAGTTGCCCTTTTCTCTGCTTTTTGATTATCAAGAATTCTTTTTAGAAGTCTTACAGCATGTTTATCTTCACGATCAAGAATTAACGCTTGTACTTCTTCTGATAAACCAGATAGTACTTGATTTTCTACCATTGAAAAATCAGGTGCTTCTTTACCAAACTCTTTATAATGTTTAACCAAGTGATTATAAACAGCTTTTCTATCTTCCTCAGGAATCTCAGTACCTTTAGCACCAAGTAATGCACCCATACAAGCAGCTACACCACGCCATACTGCTTTATGATCTGCATCACCTTTATGATGAATTAATTTATAAGAAGATTTATCATCTACATTTTCATCATCATACCAAGCAGACATTAATTTAAGTCCAGCTATATCAGCTTTAGCAACTTCTCCAGGTGAATCCCAAGATTCAGATTCAGGAAGTGTACCAAGATCTTTATAGGGAACAACCTTTTTAGACATCTCTAAATCATCTGAAGATTTACCAGAATCTTCTTCATCTGCTTGTATATCAAGCGCACTTAAGACTGATGAAAGAAGCTCTACAGCTTGACGTACTTTCTTTTCATTTTTAGCAGAAAGAACTCTACCAGATTTAGTGAGTGTATCAGCTAATTCTTTTGCTTCAGTAACAGTACTTTTTTCTTCTTCAGTGTCCACTGACTTTCCTTCTTTTGGCCGTTTATTACTAAAGCAAGATTCTATTACAGCTTTTGCTTCACCAACCTTAAGTTCCTTAACTTTAGTTTCATCTTCAGGCATAACTGCTTTAGATTTATCTTCATCATCAGATTGATCACCTGCTTCATAGCCATCTTCCCAAACTCTATCCATCATCTCTTTCATTTGATAAACAGTCATTTGCGTAAAATTAGAATCGTCAGTAACTTCATCATCTTCTGTTTCTTTTTCAGTTACTTTACCTTCTTCATCAGACGTATAATCTGGATTCACTGTTTCCTGTTTATGCTCTGCAACTTCTTCTGCACTCCAAGCATCCTTTGCATAATGAAATGACTGCTCAGTATATGCATCTGAATCTTTAAGCTTACCGAGAATAATCACATAATCTTTCCCAGATTTTGTCATAGGTAATGCTCTAAAACTATCTTCTTGAAATTCATCAACTGAACGAAACTCGGTGACTAATTCAGAATCTTTATTTTCAGAAACCTTTTCTAAAGTTACCTCTTTAGATTCATGTAGCATTTTCTTAAAGCGATTATCTTCAACCTGAGGAAAAGCATCTTTTTCTTCAACAGGTGTGAAACGTTTATCAGTTGCAGCAAAAGACTTCATAGGAATAACTGCTTGAGGGTTAGCTGGAATAGGAACAACAGATAATTCTAAAAGATCTTGTTCTAAGAAACGCAAACCTCCAAACCAATTATCAGGATCAAGCTCTTCCCATTCAAATGGTTGAAAACCTACAGAAACAGTATTTAAAAACCCATCTTTAATTTTTCGATATACTTCAGCAGCAAAAGAATCTTGTAAATCGAATTGAATGTTAAACATTAATTTAGCGTTCTTAGATCCCTTACCTTCAATCCAAACTTTCAATGCCTTACCAATTGGCATTCGTTCTTCACGTGCGTTATGACCATATAAAATAACAGGATTAACTTTAAAATTACTTAACTTCCAACCTGACTGCTCGATAATATCGCCCATACGATCAGTAACAGCAGTAGATCCAACTACATTTTCTATTACGCCATTGTTTGTAGCAATGTTTTCTTTTGTTATGAGTGCTTTAGTATGGAGTAGTCTTTTCATAATGCCTACCGCAAATTATGGACGTGTACTTTTACGTTGTCAAGCTATTCTTCTTCAATTAATTCTAATTGCAAACTAGCCCTGTGATCGTCACCTACTTTGTCATAAACGATTGCACCAATAAAGGGAAAACATAACGTATCTATAGTTATCATAGAGTTTTCATTAACTACAAATTGTACTGCTGTATTCTGAGCAATAATTGATAACAACAACTCAACCTGACTGCGTGTTAAATTAGTGTAACTTAGAATGAATTTCTCTTTTCTACTTGTTCTGTCTCTACTAGTTTTCCCATTAATAGACATAAAGTCTACCTTCTGGTCAATGAAACTTCTTTCAAAATCTACAGGACGTTTTAATTGTCTCCCATCTAAAATATACCCTGTAGTTGGTGGAACAATAACGCCATCAATATTAAAATTATCAAATAAAGTATATGTAGTAGCTAACTCATTAGCCCAAGTTCCAATCATGAATCCGAGTGTTACATCATCTAAAGAAAATGGTGTTGAAACTGACGCAAAGTTAATCCATGTAACTGCATCTGCAGAATAATCAAAATAGACAGCACCTGAAGCTTCCCTAATTCTATAGTATGAGTTTTCTTCTTGATTAAACCGTAATGTTCCTACTGTAGTTACTTCACCGTCAACTTCTACACAAGCATGTACAGAATTAAATGAATCAATATAAATAAATAATTGATCTGTGGTATCGACACTTGAAACAACATACAAAGGATATACTTCGTAAGACTCAATACCTGTATTTCCTAAGTAAGTGACCTGATTAAATACATAAGAATCAGTTAAATCAAAATATCCTAAAGCTTCAATACCTATATATTCAGGAACTAACTCAGAAGTTATTTTTAATTGCTCATTTTCAACAGTAACGTTATCACCACCCCACGGTATCCACTTAGACTCAGAGATTAATCCACTTGACCAATCTTCTTGGATAAAAGACGCTACGAATGCATTAAGAAGAAAGAATCCTCCTGAGTTAAGTAGGAGTGCTGAACCATCTGCTTTAAGTAGTTTAGGCATAGCTCTATCATAACCTTCTTAAAACCTCACTCATAGGAAGAACCGCAACATTATTAGTATCTAGATAATCAATAACTGTTCCGAAATCTGCAGTTGCATACTCTGTTTCAGCAGAAGGCGTCGTTACAATTTTATGAAAAACTAAAATTAGCCAATCTTTATTTGCAATTGCATTATCAATCATGTCTTCTAAAGCACCCGTTGTATCTGTATTCACAACCGTATGAGAAGGAAGAAGCATAGCATTAAATCCCGTGGTAGCAATATGATTAGCATCAATTGTCCGTGCCACTGAAAAATGCTTTTGTAGATCACGTATAACTTGTTGATTATAAGCACCGTTTGGATAAGCATATAGTTCTTTACCTCTATACCCATGAGTTGAAAGATACTTTTTCTGCGCTAAAAGATCCGCTTTTCTATCATCTGAATCTGATGTGACTAAGTTATTAATACCATGCCCCGATATATCCCATCCAAGCCTATCTAACTCATCAATTTGCGCTTGTGTCATATAACCTGTAGTACCTAAAAGCTCTGAAATAATAAATGCTGTTCCACGATATCCGTATGCGTCCATTTTTAACTTCCCATTGTCATATGTATCATCCCATCCGTCATCAAAACAGATAGTTACATAACCAGTACTACCAACTGCATAAGCACTGAGTTCATCAAACCATACGGAAGGAGTTTGACCAGCAACTGCAATCACTCTTAAAATTATGTCATTAGCATCCGCCCAATCAGGAGCGCCTGCTCCTACTATAAAATCGCTATGACTTAAAAACAACTCTTGCCATTCGTCATCAACCTGATTAGCTAGCTTACTTTTAACATTACAGGCGTAAAAAGCATCAAATGCACCTGAGGTTGAAACTAGAATATCTGCTTGAGAAACACTTGCCCAATCATCACATTTAACCCACACTCTAAGTCCAGTACTTGATAAATCTACATCAGTTATGTTCTTCTCCATACCACAGATAGATTCGTCATTTGCAGCGATAATTTTAATTGACGCTGTTCCTCCAATCTTATCTGAAGAATCATGTGCAACCGTTCCATTTGTATACCAATCAGACCACCCAGAATCTAATGTTTCATACCACGTAAAATTAGGCATGGGAGTTCGTAAAGCAACAGAATTATATGCAGTAAAGTATGTTTCAACTACCTCTGCTGTATTTTTCTTATCAGTTCCCGTTGCATGATATGTAGAATCTGAAACATCTAGAGTATGAAACAAGTCATCTTTAGAAATAAGTGTTCCAGCGGTTAAATCCCTAAGTGGTGAATCTGCAGTAGGCATATATTTATCCTACCGCACTCATGTATACAACGCAATCAATATATTAAGTCTAACCAGGGATTATTACTATATAGAATAGGCGTATCCTTTGGATCTGAAATAGGGCGTAATTTTGTTTTATGAAAACCATCCTTTGGAAGTTCATCTAAAGCATACAAACCTTCTTTTCCCTTACCACCTGGACTATTGAACTTAATATTTGAAATGATTCCATCCACTGTAAACGATCTTTGTATTCCCTCTTTTTGAATAATCTCTGCATCTACTGTAAAAGAACAATCAAAAGTAACTAATACTACTGCATCTGTTGTAAAAGTTAATGAATTTCTAGAAGCTATAATTCCGTCTACTGTAAATAATTCAACCTCATGAGATTTAATAACAGCATCTACTGTAAAGCTTTCAGTACTTATTCCTAGAACAATAGCATCTGCTGTAAAAGATACTTCCTGTACTTCTTTTACTACACCATCTACTGTGAATGCTTCCTCAAAAGAACCTCTGATAATACCATCTACTGTAAATACAACGTTATCAAGAAACTTAACAACTCCATCTACTGTGAATGTTTCTTCTGAAGTTTGTTTAATAAGACCATCTACTGTGAAAGAGACAGTATTAATTTCTTTAATAACACCATCTACTGCTATAGCTTCTTCTTGGGTAACTTTAACTACACCATCTACTGTAAAAGTGCTAATAGTACCTAACTCAACGATAAGTCCATCAATCGTAAAGTCTAATCCTCTACCAAAGGAAGCAAAGACTCCAACAGATTCACTTGGAAATGAGAAACTACTCAATATAGCTAAGTTTGTTTGCCTTGTATGAAATTCATTATGAGCAGTTGAATACGTAAAGAATGACTCCAAAGAACCTTCTGAATCTTCAACTAATCCAGACCAGTTAACACTTGTACCAAAAGAAGTTCCAACAATACCTACAGCAAAACCACCTGCAGGTACATCTAATGTACCGTTAGGATCTCCACCAGTTATGTTATTCGTATCTGCAGCATACGGGATAATACCAGTAGCTCGATAAACTCCAATCGCACAGCGTGCCATTGTTCCAGAAAATGTAACAGTAATTTCACCACTAATTCCTGTGGGAACTTTTACAATCGCAATACCAGCAACGTTAGTATTGGTAACGTTATTTATATGTTGAGCCACTACGGTTCCAGCAATACCACCTACTGTAACGCCTGTAATGGAAGCACTCGCTCCACCCTTACGTGCTGTAATTATTAAGATAATGTATCTATCAGCTGCTTCTGCTCCCCAAATTGGGAAGAAAGAATACGCATTTGTATCTGAAGTATTAACAGCCACAGTAATAAACCTAACTAAATCTCGTATCTCACCACGCACTACCAATGACTTAGTAGCACGAGTAACAATTAAGCCATCTACTGTAAAAGTTTTTGTGAATGTTTCTCTAACTACACCATCAATAGTAAATTCCGTATCTGAAGTACCCTGAATAATTCCATCTACTGTAAAGCTACTACTAGCAACTTCTTGAATGACACCATCAACAGTGAGGGATACTGTAGTTAGAGCTTGTACTAAACCATCAATAGTTAAAGACTTCTCAATACTCAAAACTTTGATAAGACCATCAACTGTAAATGAACTTACTGAAGATATGAGAATAATTCCATCAGTAGTTAAACTAATTACTTGAGTATCTTTAATGATTCCATCTACTGTAAAGTTAAGATCTTGGCTAGCTTTAATTATTCCATCAGTGGTGAATTGTTCTGCACTTTGTACAAGAACAATACCATCTACTGTGAAACTACTTGTATTGGATTCTAAAATGATCCCATCAGCAGTTAATTCAATCGTGCTAGTTACCAAAACCACACCATCCACCGTGAATGTTTTAACTTGAGTACCAAGTACTAACCCGTCCATGGTAATCTGCTCTGAGAATTGTTCCCTTACAATTCCATCAACAGTAAAAGTTAATTCAGTTGGAATGATTATTACAAGTCCATCAACTGTGAGGGTTGTATCACCAATTTCAGTACCAGTAAACCAATCATTATCACCGAGTACCCATACAGAGACATACTTAATACCTGTGGCTTCTATTAATGTACGTTTAGCATTTAATCCCTCTGTATCTTGATACACATAAGAATTACCTGCATTAGCCCACATCATTTCATATGAATCTGGATCACGTGTTGCAGTGTCATAACCTGTATATGCTGAAGACTGAGCTTTAGTATCAATAACGATATCAGCAGTCTCATCGGTAGTTCCATGATAGCCATATGAAGGTATACCTATAACTAACTTATTAATATCTGTTAGTTGTGAAATCGCATAATCACAAATACCTTCCACCCATGTGTTCGGAGCTACAGGATTACCTGCACCAAATTCATACTGATAGTCATATGCCATACATACGACGTAATCAACGGGCAACGAATTATAATCAACTATCCTTATTTTCTGATCTGCTTCCGCTGTAGCATCAACCATTCCAGGAATATCAACCATCAAATTATAACCATATGTATGAAGATGGTTACCTAAACTCGTTATAAATGCTTTGTAATTTGTGTAGTCAGTATCATTCCATGACCAGAAATCTTCAAAATCTACATCCACACCATCAAAACTTGTATCATCTAATAAGCTTTTAACTGTATTTAAAAATGCTGTAATCTTTGTTGAATTTGTAATCAATTGTCTAATGTCTGCAATCGTATTTCCAGCTACCGTAAAGTACTGATGTCTTGAGTTAGCTTTGACATCTACAGCATTAGCCTCACTATATCCATTTGCACCATCTCCAGAAGTTAGTTGTATAAGAGTTCCATCAGTATGCAAATAATAATAAAAAGGCTTTAAAAAGTTTAAAACTCTACCATCTTGATATTCAGTAGTAGCATTGGAATTTCCTACATCCATCCAAGCTTGTGCTTTAGAAAGCCAAGCAGGTGTTATAGCTATAATACCGTCTACTGTAAATGACTGTGTATTATTTTCTACTATAAAGCCATCTATGGTGAATTGCTTTAAATTTGTTCCCTTAATCAAGCCGTCCACTGTGAATATTTTTGTAGCTGTTATAAGAACAATCCCATCAATAGTAAAAGTATTTGTGTACGTATCACCACTGGGCGGTAGAACGTTAAAGTTATCAAAAACAGCAGTATCAGTACCACCATTAGCACTATCAGTACCTATAAAAAGAGAGGCAACTAAATCTATAAGCGCAAACGTTACTGTAGTACTTGTAAAGTTATTCCAAGTGATACCATCAGCAGACGTATCAAAATAGATAGTTCCTGAAGCCTCCCTAATTCTCCACCATCTGTGATTAGTTGCGTTATAAGCTACAGTTGCAACAGTTGTAAAACTACTAGCTACTTGTTTCTCAGCGGTTAATGTAGTTCCATAAACAAAAAACGTTAAAGTATTCGTAGCATTCAAATATAATTGCAAAAAAGTTCCTGCATCCGTTAATCCTGTAAGTACATGCTCAACTTCTAAAACCACATAAGAAGCTATTAAAGATCCTGTACCAATCACTTCACCACCCTTATATGAAGAAGCTGTAGTTGAAGTAATTTGTAATGTCTGACCTGTTTCTACATAATCACCAGCAACCCAAGGTGACCAAAACGCACCATCTAAAGAGTTATCATCAAAGTTATCTTGCTTAGTTTGCCATTTAACAGATTCATATGTAATAAAAGCATCTAAAGCACCATTAGCTGCAGATGGTGCTCCAAAAGAAGACGCGGGACCATCAGAATAAGTATCAGCATTAGTCTGAATAAGATTAGCTGTATTAGCTCTAGAGTATAAAAAGTTAGATGCCCCAGGATCTTGCCAGATTAAACCTATCCAGTAAGTAGTTCCAGCAGTAATACTAATTTGATTAGCACCTGAAAAAGTAAATATCCTAGCACCTTCTGAAGTGCCTGTGATAGATAACTCATCTGACGTTGCTAGTAATGTAGTAGGAGCGCCACCGCTATCAGAATAAATTACTGCTTTAGCAACTGTGGCTGTACTTTGAACCCAACATCTAGCAGTAGCACTTAATACTTTTCCACTTGTAGAGGGACTAGCTGAGCTAACCGCTTTTGTATCAGCAGAATTTGATGTGCTTGATGCGCCATTAGCTGTTCTACCAAATGTTGACATACTCTTCTGCTTTTCTGCATAGATGCTCTATTGTTCTATGGACAATAACTCTAAGTTATCCCTATCTCCATCTAAAGCAATCGAACCATCAGGATGAAAATAGTTGATTACTTTAATGCTTCTTGGGCCTGAATTCGTCATCATTGTCATCTGCCACCCTACAAGATAAATAACAGCATCAGGTGTTCCATCAAGTCTCTTTAATGTTCTTCGTCTATAAATAAGTTTTTGACCATCTCGTAAATACATAGAATAAATGATCTTATCTGTTGCACTTTCAACCATATCGAAGCGTTCTAATTTCTCTCTGTCAATATCTCCATATTTATTTTCTTTTCCGTTTTCAAACTGCATTAACTTTGAACCACCTTCATAGTTCGCAATCCAATACATTTCTCTTATAAATTGTTCTTGCATAGCATCTCCTTATTATTTTTATTAACCTTTCTTAATACCAAAAAACAACCTATATAAGGTTGCTCAATGCATTTTGCTTGATTGCATTCAAGACTTATTTGTATTCACTCATTGCATTGAGCGATTAGTTATTAAAACTATAGATCAGTTTTGTCTACAACTTCTGGATCTTCAATTTCTTCATCAGTTTTCATATCTTCTGGATCAACTATCTTTGGAACTTCTACTTCATCTTCTTTCTTTGGCTCTTCATAAACACCTGCAATTTTCTTAGCAATATCATCTAATGGAATTGTTTGGCATGGTCCAATTGTAGGTGAAAAACCATTTGTTACACCTTCAACTTCACCAGTCTCAACACATTTCCATTTTCCAAGTTCTTTAACTGATTTGTTTGGCATATTCATTTTCCTTTATAGCTTGATTGTACCACCTCGAACAATTGCAATCCCAGCTCCTGTTAATAACAACCCAATAAAGAAAGAAATAAGAGGAGTTCCAATTGTTAATGGAACAAAAATAACTAAACCTAATGAAGTAAACACTAATAACACACCAACTGCAGTAAACGCTATTCCAACTAATTTAATGAGAAGTTCACTTAATGACATATTAACCTCCATTAACGTTATGTTTCATCGTACTGGAACGTAATTGTTTCAGCAGATAAAGTTCCTGCAACTGCTGAAGTAGATATATCTACTTGCAAGATAACATAATCAGAAATTCTTCCAGTTGAAGGATTAGAAATAGTTCCAGTTAATTGTTTAGGTGCAACAGATGTGAAATCAGTAATATCAGCAGTTGCAACAGAAGAATCATTGCCAGTAGTTCCTGGCGTTCCTGTTGCTTCAGCATATGTGCCTGTTGAGCCAATAAAAAGAGTGCAGCCAGTCCAACCAATAGCACCATCACAATAAATCTTCACGTTATTAATAGTTCCAGCAGGAGATGTATCTGCATTTAAATAAACAGTTTTAAAATATGACCTGTTTACTGATGCAGCAGGTTTCACTAAAGGATTAGTTGTCCCTGGATTGACTGTATCATCTGTATTAAGACGAAGATTGGTAATAGTGGTTGCAGAAGGGCCTGCTCCGACTGCTTGTTTAACTACAACTGTTGCTGCCATATATTCAAATTATGGACTTGCAAAAAATCGTTGTCAATAGTTCTTTGAAGATGGTTTAAAGTTTAGCGTTCTTACCGTATAACTCTGTAGCTGCTGATTCATATTCTTTTTTAGTTACTTCATTGCCATCTACGATAGCTTTCCCAATTTGATAAGGCTGTCCGTTAGCGCATCTTCCAGCAATGATTGTTTCTTCTCCTTGCTGAATCTCTTCTAAGACTACAGGAATATCATCTACTATGTAGTATTTTGGATATGTATTTATTTCTGTCATATAGTATTCATCTCCGCTTATTATAAGGTTTCCTATGGATTTATGCAACCATTAAGCAGATAACCTTTCATCAATCTTTCGTTGCGCTTCTTCATAGAGATCATCCATTAACTTCTGAAGCTCTCCAGTTGCATCTTTTCCTGAACGAATCTTCTCATAAAGCTTATGACCACCACCTTCTTTTCTAGCTTCCCACATCTCAGGAGTTGTTACACCGATTTCACTAATAACACCATCTTTACCTGTAACATTAATGATTGCGCTTTTATAACCCTTTAGATCAAACTTATCTTTTACTCTATAAGTATTTCCAAACTCTGCTTCAACTGCATCAACAACCTTTTGAAAATCAGCAGGATTATTAATTAATAACGTTGCTCTATTTGTATCAAGCACTCTTCCAATTGGATCAGTTGAACCTAAATAGTCATTCTTGATCTTCTCTAAAATACGATCAACCGATTTAACAGGACCTTTAATTGCTTTAGCTTCTAAGTTAGATGCAATATTCTTTACACTTGCTTGAAAGCTTTCATCTTGACCTTTAGCAACAGTAACTAACTCTTCAACATCTGATTTCAATATTGCATCATCAGCTCCAACTGCTTCTGTACTTGTGTCAATTACTGGAATCGTTGTACATCGGCAATCTGGATGAACAGGAGGTTCACCAACATTTGCTAATTCAATCTTTAATGTAACTTCATTCCCATTCTCATCTTTCGCTTTAAAAGTATCACCTTTATTGAAATAGTTTTTATTTAATCCAATAGCTTTACCATCAAGCTTATTACAAAATGGGCATGTTCTATTATCTCTTTCAGTAAGCCATTCTTTTGCAACAACTACACCTGATTGTCTATATGCTTCAACTGATGCTGAATTAGAAGCTCTGATTGATTCAGTTCTAGCAATCATTTCAGCTCTATTAGAATCTGCAATGCTATACACAGATTGAACTCTCTTAGCTAATTCATCAACAGATTCACCATTATCATATCCTTCAGATAATGAAGCCATGAGCTGCTGTCGAGTTGTTTCATCAATCTGAGTTATGAGCTGACCACCCCATTCAAGAAGATATTGAGAAGCAAATTCAGTTGTGATATTAATCGTTGCGCCAGTTCCTAAGAAGTCTAATGTTTCTGTTCCTTGCTCAATATAAATTTCTCTTAATAAATCTTCTAAAAGTCTCCACATCTTATTCATCTCTTCAAGAGAAGGAACTACATTTGCAGGAGTTGACTTAAATCCCATCCATTTTCTGAATGCTTTGTGATTATCATATAAACGATCAAGAACAAGTTTCTTCTGCTCTTCAAAAATATCTTTACATGCTTGCTTTATATCTGCTTCACGTTGATCTATCTGTTTAATGAATTGATTCCAGTGTGCTACTTTCTGTTCTTCAGTCCAATTAGATTTTAAACTCTCATCTACATCTGATGGAGCTTCTTTAATCTTTCTTTTAACAGCTTTATCAAGAGCTAGAGAAAACTTATCTTCTATTGTAACTTTTTTTTTACTTGTTTTATTTAAAAGAAGTTTATATTCATCTGTTGATGCAAGATCAGCTACAAAATTTTTCAAGATAGGTGCAAATTCAGCTACAATAATCTCTTTTTCAAGTTGAGCTTGTGGCTTTGTTGGAAGCTTAATCATATGCTTCCGTCTACGCTCTTTCATCTCTGCTAAATATGCAGGTGCAATATATTCTTTCTTCTTCTTTTTAGTCTTAGAAAGAGTTCCACCTAATAACTTCACTAACATATGCTTCCAACCTTTTTCATCTTCTTCTGCTGTTGGCTTTGTTTCATCTTCTGTCTCTTCATTCACATTTGATCCTTCTGGCTTCTCTTTAGATGGTTCTGAATTTTCATTCATACCTTCATCAGGGAATAAGTCATCACCACCAGGAAGTGGCTCAAGATTTTCTTCAATACGAACTTCATTTGGAGTTAACCAATGATTTGTTAAACCTGATTCATATCTCTTTAACTTAATCTCAACATCTTCAGGAGATGGATCAGTGAAATCAAAGAATAACATTTCACCTTCATTCACGAACATCGGAACAAAGAACTCATTGACTGTATTAACAAACTTAATCATGCGTGGCGTAATCACACGCTCCATAAATGCTTTAGTTGTTGCTTGAGCATTTGCCTTATTAACATCTTCTGTTAATCCAAGAACTGTTTTTGGCACTTTAAACACTGCTAAAACATCATCTCTCATCATCTTCATCTGTTCAGTGAAATCTAACTCTTTCGCTCCCATGCTTGCTTTATCAAGCTTCATACCAGAACCTAAGAAAGCAACTTTATTTGATTTTGATCTTCCACCAAACGTTGATTGCCATTGATTTAAAAACCGATTAACAGTTTCTTTCGTTACTTTCTGTTCAGTTGAAAAAACCATTGAAGGAATAGCAGAGTTAAAGAAGAAGTTACGATTATATTCTTGAGCAAAGTTTAAAATATCAAAAGGTAATGCTGCTGCTTGAACAGTTCCTTTACCTCGATATGGATTTAACGGATTGAAATACTTAAATGGAATAACATTCTCTTTAGGAATCTCAACCTTCTCTGTCATTACGCCACCTGCATAGTAGTTGTAATGATCAATCACTTCAGTTTTAGAAGGAATAACTTTGATCCAATCAGGACGAACTAACCAAACTTCTCTAGGAGTTGTGCCATCTTTTAATACAATCCAATATGCTTCACCTGTTAGTTCAAGATATGTTTGTGTTGCTTCAACAAGATCGTAGAACGTTGCAATCTCATTGACATAATCAAGGCAAGATAAAACAGGATGTTCAAAGACTTCTTGTGTTTTAATACCTTGCTTTGTAAAAGATGCTTTATATAAATGCAGATCAACAGATGCAACTTCTTGAGCAATAGCACCTACAGCAGTATAGACGTAGCCTATATATGCTTTTAAATATTCTTCAGCGTTTCTTGCTGCTGGTTGTGGAAGAGCTACAACGTATGGTGAAGCTAATGCTGGCTTCTCTAGTTTTTTATCTACTTTATTCCGAGATGGCATAATAATTTATCTTATCACTGACTCTCAACTAATTACAATCCTTATTAAATCGGAGAACTGATCTGTAACTAATTCCAAATCATTTCTTACCGTGCTACTATCAAATTAATACACTATGGAACTACCATTTTTAGGTGAACTAGCAAAATATGGATTATTAGGGATACTATTAGGCCTCTCGATCTTTGCTAATTGGTATTTCATTCAAGCTATTCAAAAACTGAATGATAAGAGAATTGAAGATGCTAAAGAAATAACTACTAAAATACTAGAGCCGTTAGATACAGTAAAGAAAAACAGTGAATTGCTGATAAGTTTATTCCAACAATTCTTAAATAATGGGAATAAAAAATTATGAAGCTTTTAATGTTATTTGATAACCTTTTAGATAAACTGTTAAAGACCCAGCTATCAGAAGATGCTGTTAGTCAGATTAAACAGGATGCTGGTGTCAAGGTAGATGAGGTAACAGCCACATTAAAAGAAGCAGGAAGATTACAGAAACGAGTTAT